ACACCCGAGATCCCCTTGATTCCGAACGCCCCGAGTCTCGATAGCGTCCTAGCATATATACAAGGCAAGATCGATAATAAGTTTCCAGAGACAATGCCGGATATAATGAAGCCATCAGTAAGCAAAGCTGGCATAGACCTGGTGGGCTCTCTTCCTTATACGATGTTCCTGCCCCCGCTTACTCCATTCGGGCTTGTGTATCTTTTGTTGAGATTATCGGAGTGGGAGCCCGAACAGGTGGAGCTAGTAGAGGACTGCGAGAGTACATATTCTGAACTTGATTGACACATAAGCACTCTAAGATTAATCAAGATAATAATTTGTTACTATTTATAGAAAAGGTACACAGACGCGATGATAGGATATTCACCAAAATTTCCCCTCCAAATCGATAATTATGTGGGCGCATATTCGCTCAATGTCACACTTAAGGAAGTTATAAAACAAAACTTTATTAATCTGATGTTAACATCCCCCGGCGAACGTATAATGGATATTAACTTCGGCGCCGGCCTCCGGAGGTATTTGTTTGAGCAAAGAACAGCCGGCCTGACGGAACAAATAGCGTCGACCATTAGCGGGCAGGTTAATAAATACATGTCGTTTATCAATTTGGGGTCGGTGTCCTTCGGGAGGGGCGAAACAATAGAAAACGAGCAGATACTCAATATTCAGATTAGCTATTCAATCCCGTCCCTGGGCACCACAGATGTGGTTACAATTGAAGATACGGGTATTATAACTGCTGGGAATTCTTTATAGGAAACACAAATTATGGCAAATGATAGAGGGAACAACAGTAAGAAAAAGTTAAAAATAATAGATTACTCTAGCAGAGATTTTTCTTCTATTCGGGAAAACCTAATAGACTATGTAAAGAGATATTACCCCGACTCGTACAAAGATTTTAATTCGGCCGGCTTTGGATCCCTGGTTCTTGATAGTGTTGCTTATGTTGGGGATGTGTTGTCTTATTACATGGACTATCAATTGAACGAAACATTCCTCACTACAGCGACAGAGTATAAGAATGTTGTAAAGATTGCCAGACAGCTTGGCTATAAGTATGCCACGACATTTTCATCGGTTGGACAAGTAGAACTATTTGTATCGGTACCAGCAGCAACATCTGGCGCTCCCGACGAATCATACATGCCGGTTTTACTAGCGAATTCAACCTTCACATCAGCCGGCGGCCAACTTTTTACTTTGGTAGAAGATGTTGATTTTGCGAACCCTCAAAATCAAATTGTGGTCAGCAAAATTAATTCCAACACCGGCGCCGCTAGTGAATATGCAATAAAGTCCGCAGGAACAGTTATATCTGGTAAATCGATGCGCCAACGCGTCGACGTCGGCGGTTTTGAGAAGTTTAGAAAAGTCTTCCTTGATAATCCAAATCCGGTAGAAATAATGAGTGTTTATGATGCGAGCGGCCATCGATACTACCAAGTTGATCATCTAGCGCAAGAAGTGGTTTATAGGCCCCTAAGAAATACTGGTGCCGATAAAGATACTGTTCCCTCAATCCTAAAGGCCGTCCCGGTGACCCGCAGGTTTGTTCTGGAGCGCGACGGCAACACTGCGTACCTTCAATTCGGATATGGCTCAGAAGATCAGCTTACCAATCAGTCGGTGGTTGATCCTAGTAAGATTTTACTACAACTGCATGCGCGCGATTATATAACACAACAAGAGTTTGATCCCACTAATCTTACTGAGACAGATAAATTTGGCGTGGGGCCATCGAACACTACTCTTACAATAGTTTATCGAGTTAATGATTCCACCGATGTTAATGTGGCCTCCAAGGCTTTAACCGGAATTGCCCACCCGCTGCTAAGGTTTAACGACCCTCAGTCGCTCGCTGGTGGCTTGATGGGCACCGTCCGCCAGAGTTTGGAGGTCACAAACGAAAATCCAATTGTGGGAGATATCGACGTTCAGTCGGTCGACGAGCTTAAGCAAAGAGTTTTCTCTTATTATGCTACTCAAAATAGGGCCGTTACTTTAGAGGATTATAAAGCAATCTCATACGCAATGCCCTCTAGTTATGGTGCTATCACTCGCTGTTCTTTCGAGAGGGATTTTGATTCGTTTAAGAGAAATCTGAACATGTATATTATATCCAAAGATAAATCTGATCTCCTCACTACCACCAACCCTACAATTAAAAACAACTTAAAGACATGGCTTTCGGGCTATAAAATGATCAACGATACAGTTGATATTCGTGATGCCCTCATTGTGAATTTTGGGATAAACTTTTCAATTGTTGCGGATTACGAAGAGAACAAATTTAATGTTATTAGCCTCGCCGTCCAAAGGTTAAAAAATTATTTTGCTAATATGCAGTATGATATAGGAGAACCTTTGTACATCGTAGATATTTATAAAGAACTTAATCGAGTTGAGGGTGTTGCTGACGTCGTGGATGTGGAAATACTCCACCGCCAAGGGGGCAATTATTCGGAGACAGATTTTGATTTTAATTCGAATTTGTCGGTTGATGGGCGTTACTTAAATGGTAAGGTTAATACGATTTTTGAATTAAAGTATCCAAGTTCTGATGTTCAAGGAAGTGTTACATAATGGCAATTTTACGATATAGTGCTAGCGCAGATACTACGATAACGAATGCCTACCGAGCCGACCTCAAATTACGAGGTACTGGCTCGAATATGGGTTATGCCGATTCATTGGAGGTGTTCTCTATCTATGGACAGACGTCTGGTTCAACCGGCCGGTCTGAAGAACTCTCGCGCATACTAATTGATTTTCCCATTGCACGGGTGATTACTGATCGGGCCGCCAGTACTATTCCTGCTTCTGGTAGCGTATCGTTTTATTTGCGCATGTTTAATGCCGAAACTCCTTTCACAATCCCTCAGGATTTTACGTTGACGGTCGCCCCAGTTTCCAGTTCTTGGACCGAAGGAACGGGCCTAGATATGGATGAATATCTGGACATAGGCAAAGCCAACTGGATCTCTTCTAATACGTCGACGGACTGGGACCAGACCGGCGGCGACTTTCTGACAGCTTCGAATTATAATGTAACATTCCCAATTGGCCCAGAAGACATGGAACTGGATGTGTCGGAAATTGTTGAAAGGTGGATCCAATCTGGAAACGAGTTTACAAACTATGGTTTTGGGATACATCTGACATCCAGTCAGGAGGCCTACTCTTCTACGGGAAACCTGACAGGCTCGACAGACACATACTACACTAAAAAGTTTTTTGCCCGATCCTCCGAGTATTTCTTTAAAAGGCCTATCCTCGAAGCCCGGTGGGATTCGAGAGTTCAGGATGATAGAGAAAACTTCTTTTACTCTAGTTCTTTGGCGCCAGCAGATGATAATTTGAACACCCTTTATCTCTACAATTATGTCCGCGGCCGCCTCGTAAATATTCCTACGGTTGGAACTAATGATTTGGACGTCTCCTTCTATTCTAGCTCCGTAGCTGCTCCGACCGGGTCGAAAATAGAGCTTGCCTTCGGTGGGGGCACCGTCACCGCTCTAGACACAAACGCCACAGCAAGTTATGTTAGTACTGGTATCTACTCTTGTGCGGTGGCTCTAACGGCCGCAAGCACACAGTTATTGGCCATTCATGATGTCTGGCATAGCGGTGGAGTACAATTTTCCACAGGATCCTTTTACCCGGAGAAGTTTCCGACATACCAGGCGGCTCCGACGTTCACTAAAGTAACCTCATGTCGAAATTTGAAAAAATCATATTCGAAATCAGACAAGTCCAGGTTTAGGTTCTTTGTCCGCGACCGGAATTGGAGTCCTACTCTCTATACTGTTGCGACGGCCAACAATCCGACAGATGTGATAACAAGTGCATCTTATGCTGTCACACGTGTAATTGATAACTATGCTGCCATTCCGTACGGGACAGGATCAGATCTCAGCACCTATCTGTCGTATGATAAAGATGGTAACTATTTTGACCTTGACATGTCAATGTTGGAACCGGGCTATATGTATAAGATTAAATT